CACCCTAGGAGAATTTTGTAAAGTATTTGCATACGAAGAGATGTGCATACGTAAGAGATGTACATACGAAGAGATGTATTATATTAATACAAGTTTTAACATACGTTTATCCACGATACGGAACACCAAAATTTATTCTGAGGTATACACTCAGATAAATTGAATTGTCAATATGACTGGAAGCCTGATCGACTTCATAAAGTACTGCACAAAGGTAGCAGGAGATCTTAAGCTCAGCATGTATCATAGCTGAGCGTTTAGCGTTAAGGTAGATCCCCTTAACGCACCGCGAACCGTTTACACGGCGTTACGTTCTCTGTGAAGTGCACTGTCAAGTGCACACGTAACTATCAGAGTCCACCGTGAGACACATTTTAAAATTTAATGTTTAGAACGTTTGATTTTTATATTATAAACGGAAAAAGTTACATAACCGACCATGAATCCCCCTTTAATAATAGATTTTTGTTAGTATCTTTCTCACCCGCAGCAGGGTTGAACGAGGAAGAGAGAATCTAACTATTTTTAAAGAAGAATTGGACAAAGTTCGAGTATGTTTAACACGACGTACAGTGGCGATATTTCCTACAATATATGTTCATGTATTATTCAATTTCAGGCAGTCTACACCGGGCTGTTAGGGTTGCTCGCAGCACCCGCCCTTTAAGAATTAACGCATGACATTGAGGTATGATCAATGAAATTCTTATACGTACTGAACGGCAAATTTTGAAATAAAGCTTGAGTTGCAAACCCACTTGTTAACCAAAATGAAAAGTATTTTTATTAGCGGAAACAAGGGCAAAAGCGAGCAGACAAGTGTCGTCGGTAAATTCGTAAATTACCAACCCGTTCTGGCTGAAGATGGAGTACTCTACATGCCACAAAGTCTATACTTTCCTGGGAAAGTAGCATTTCTGAATCACTTACGCAAACAATTATCAGATGTTGCTATTTCCAAGATTGAAGGGCTTATTGCATTATACAGTGCCTTATCTGAAGTAAGAACTTATAAAGGATTTTTGGGTGTCCTGACTTTATACATTAAGACCCATAGTAGTGAGTCTATCATGTCTCAACTACAAAATATTGTCACAGCGCTTTTTAGTGACATGAAGCCACAAGATTCATCAAGACCTAAATGGTTGGATGATATGTCTTTGGCGTTGACGGATTGGAAGTTGTTGTTGAATTCACCCTCTTTTTCCAAAGTATCCCGAGTGCTATCGTTGTTGGTCACACTTGGAATTATGGAAAGGAAATCAGTGAATTTAGGCAACTTTGAGTTATTCGCCATTGAAGCACAGACTAAACAGAGCAATGCCATCGATTTGATGGATGCTCTTATTGAGACTGTTGTTTTCTTTGCTGAAGGGGCTTATCAGTGTTTCTTGACTGGTTCAGTCAAGCCACTGTTGTTCTCATCTTCTGAGGTTGTCCAATTGGAGGAAGCCTACATACAGAAGGTTGAGGAATGGGAATTTGTTCGCAATGGGAATTTGGAACGTTTTACCAACAAAACTGAAGCGATGTTCGATAAGGAACTTGAAGAGATTCTAGCTAAGTTACACGATTTGTATAAAACCATGCCTTCTGGTACGGAAAAGAAGATTGTGCAACAGAAATGGGAAGCTCTTTCTAAGATCCGAACTGAATTTATTGCTGTTCGCGTGAGCGGAGGCTTACGCAAGGCACCTTACTGTGTGAAGATTTATGGTGACTCTGGTGTTGGAAAGTCCACATTTGCTGATATTACTATGGTCACAGTGTTGAAGCAATGGGATTGCCTAGTACTTCAGATTACATTTGTACTTTGAATGAATCTGATAAGTATATGTCCACTTATCGTTCCTATATTACAGGAATTAAGATGGACGATTATGGTAACACCAAAATGGACTTTTGGGAGAAGTCCCCCTCAGATTGGATCATCAAGATTTGTAATAACATTCGCGAATATGCTGTTATGGCTGATATCGCAAATAAAGGCAAAATTACTATTGAGCCCGGATGTTTGACAATTACTACCAATGTTGAGGATATGCACGCTTCGAAATGCTCGTATAATTCGATGTCTATTTTGAGGCGTGCTCATACGCACGTTGAATTGAAGGTGCGTCCCGAGTTTTTGACGGACAATTTGTTGGATTCAAGCAAAGTCCTTCAGAAATTCGGAAGTTTGGATCAAGTTAATGATATTTGGCTCGTAACTATTAAGAAACCACTTGGTAACACTGATAATTCGCAAAAATTTGCGAATTTTGATATTATTAAGGAGGATATCTCGATTTATGAGTACATGTCATACTTGGTAGAAAAGGTTAAGATTCACAGTGCCTCTCAAATTAGCATTGTTGATTCATTTAAGGAACCTTCGGATATTGTGCATTTCTGTGAGAAGTGCTCAAAGTGTGCGCATGATTGTGTATGCGAACTCGATCCTCAGTTTGGGGACCGAATTGCTAAGGTGATTACTGATAAAATTTCATCAGCTAAATTAGATTTTGGTCTAAAGAAACTCTCCTTTGAGACTAAGGTTGAAGATTTGGCTGTTGATTATATGTTGAAAGCATGTAATGAATTTTGGAAGTCACCCTATGCTTATTGGACCTCTTGGATGCCTGAGAGCATTATGTCACACCCCTATGCTAAAGCATTTGTGTTGTGGACAGGAGCGTCTTTTTTGGCTGAAGATGTTAGACAAGCTAGGAGAATGATGTTGGCACAATTTGTGCTAGGATGTGTTTTTTGGATGTCAATTTCTTCCACTCTATTTCTTATGTATTTAGTAATTGGTGGTTTTTATACCATGACTTTGTTAAGCAATTTGGAAGTTGCTAGACAGAATGCTTACATGGAAGAAATTTGTAGAAGGCGTGGCTCTTTGCATAAAGCTTTTATTTCTGCTCGAGAAAAGCATGTGCATTATGCCTGTGGAGCCTTCGCTGGTTTGACTGTATTGTACGGAGTTGTGCAAGTGATTAAAGCTTTGAAAGACTCCATTAATGTACAAGGTATGTTGGCCCCAAAATGTGTTGATGATATAAGGAATAGGGATAGGGAAGTTAATCCCTGGAATAAGGAAGCTAATGTGCTTCCTAAGATTCACAAGACTTTTTCTGGTGATGCAGCAGGTGTTAATGCTATGCAAAAAGTTATTGCACAGATCGAGATTGGTGACAATTTCTCTAACGCATTGATGCTGCGTACGCATGTGGTTATGTTTCCACTACACTTGTTGCCTAAGGAGACAATTGAAGCCACCATTTTGTATGGTGGCAGGAAGATCCGTTTCATTTTGAATCCGGAGATGGTTTATAGATTGCCGAATAAGGATGCTGTTGTTGCATATGTGCCTAATTCAGGTCCCTTTAAGGATATCACTGGTTTCTTTATGGAATCTCCTTGTAAGGTACCTATGACTTGCAAGATGGTTGGAACCAAAGCTGATAAGAGTCTTTTTACTGCTGACTTATTTTGGCAGTATGTAGACGCTATTCATAATGGTTTTACGACTTTTGCAGGTTCTCATTATGCATTGAGTGGAGTTACCACGTTTAACGGTATGTGCATGTCGCCAATTATTACTCAGAATGGTAAGTGTGTTATCGTTGGTGTTCATATTGGAGGTGTAGCTGATACTCCTCGTGGATGTGGAATGTCTATTACAAAACCAGAGATTGATATGGCTATTTCAAAATTGCATACTATGAGTGCCACCTTTTTGCCTGGTCCTCAAGCTAGTGAGATTGAAGATGTTGTCTATGACAAAAAGATAGCTGTTAATTCCGAGGTTCATAGGAAGTGTCCCACTAATTTTATTACTGGAGACTGTGATCTTGAAGTTTATGGGTCAATCACTGGAAGGAGTACTTATCACTCTGATGTTGTAGAGACACCGATTTCTTCTTTGGTAGAAGAAGTGTGTGGTGTGCCCAATCAATGGGGTGCACCAAAGTTTACCGATCCTGAAGTACGTGCTGATGGAAAGGTAGACAGTGGAGTTTGGAAGCCATGGTTTGCTTCTTTGGAAGTATGTTCTAAGCCTTCTATTGGTTTTGATCCTAAGGAAGTAGATGAAGCTATGGAAGATTACTTAGCTGAATTATATGAATGTTTTGACAATCAGGCTGAGTTGTGGAAGAAAGACATGAGACCTTTAACCGATATTGAGATCGTGTCTGGAGTTGATGGAAAGCGTTTTATAGACGCAATGCCGGCTGGAACTTCTATGGGTTATCCTTTGAATGGACCTAAACGAAACCATTTGGAAGATTTGGAACCAACTGATGAACATGCTTGTCCTCGTACTTTCACCAAAGAAATTTGGGATGAAGTGGACAGATTGTATGCTCTTGCCGATAAAGGTTGTAGTCTAAATCAAATTTTTGGTGCCTCATTAAAAGATGAACCCACCAAGGTGACAAAGGATAAGGTGAGAGTTTTCCAAGCAGCTCCGGTTGCTCTCCAAATTATGGTTAGGAAATACTTTTTACCTATTGGTAGATTTATTTCTATGAATCCTTTGGTATCAGAGTGTGCTGTTGGTATTAATTCCTTTGGACCTGAGTGGAATGAGCTTTCGGAACATATGGCTAAGTTCGGTGATGATAGGATTATTGCTGGAGATTACTCCAAGTATGATCTTAGAATGCCAGCTCAGTTGACTTTGGCTGCTTTTGCTATTATGATTAAGTTAGCTATTAAGTCTGGAAATTACACCAATCAAGATATTGCAAGGATGTTTGTAATAGCACACGAGGTTTGTACTCCTTTGATTGCTTACAACGGTACTCTTATGAGGTTTTTGGGAACCAATCCTTCAGGCCAAAATATGACCGTCTACATTAACAGTGTAGACAATTCGCTTTTACATAGGTTGAGTTTCCGTTCTGCTTACTCTAAGGAAGAGTTGAAGGAAATTGGTGCTAAGTTGAAGCTGGGAAGGCCAGCTCGTTTTAGAGATTTGGTAGCTTTGGCTACATATGGAGATGATGCTAAGGGTAGCGTCAGACCAGGGTATGATAAATTCAATCATGTATCTATGGCTAATTATATGGCAGCCAATGATATGAAATTTACTATGCCTGACAAGGAGTCAGATCCTGTTCCTTTCATGAACAGATATGATGCTGAATTTTTGAAGAGGACGGATCGTTTTGATGAGGAATTAGGTGTTTACGTTGGAATGCTTTGTGAATCAAGCATCTTTAAATCTTTGCACTCAATTTTGAAATCCAAGGTAGTATCACCACGTGATGTTTCCGCAATGAATATTGAGGGAGCTCTTCGTGAGTGGTTCTTCCATGGGAAAGAGAAATTTGAGATGCGTCGTGCTCAGATGCAACAAGTTGCTGAAAGAGCAGGTTTATTTGTGCGCGATCTTGATAAGGATTACGCTACTCGTGTTGAGGAATGGAAGGATAAATATGTCCCTCAATCAGGTTCTCATATTAATAAAGCAGAAGATGCATTGAAAGTTGAAGTTAAAATGCAATTTGGTACGCCTACTCTTAGTGATGAGCCAATCATGATCCCTAATTTGGGGTGTCCTGATTTGGTTTATGTCCATCCTAAATTCATTCTCTTGGTTGAAACTAAGGTAGTGAATGGAAAGAGGTCAAATTATAAGAAGGTTGTGTCCCAGGCTATTAAGTATTCTACTGCTTTTCATATTCTAAGACCTGATGCGACTGTTGTTGGTGTTATTTACACTGAGAATGGTTTTGAGGTTGTGAAACATTACGGAGGTTCAACTTGTCCCAAGCGATATGCTAATGTGTTGAACTCTGCGATGTGTAACAATGGCGCCCTTATTAAATAAGGGAGCTTGGACCGTCAAGTCATTAAACTGTCTGGAGGCGGAACTATCTGTCGTCAATAATCTAAGGATAAACCAAAAATAGTAGGGTATGTATGGATTACGGATGTTCATATATGTGTGGTAACTACCTTATATACATAACGCTTTATACTCTTGGGAACCATAGTGGTTTACGGTGTTTACCGTAGAGGAATTACCGCCTCAAATAAGTGTTACGACAGGGATGCACTCTGATGCGAGTTCATACCCCGTGTAAATAAATGCATTACTAATTCTTTAATTTTTATATTTAATTCAAATTTTAATTTTATGTATCAGCCACAGTCTGGGAAGGTTGGTACAATCGAGATGGAGAAACCTTCTCATGTAGACCAGACGATTACAGCTTTTGCGGATCAAACTGCAGGTTGGACGGTGGATATTTCCTCTCAGCCGGATTCTACTATGGATTTGGCTGCAAGTACTCCATCAGATATTGGGACGTTTTTAGAGCGTCCCGTTCGAATTGGAACGTATAGTTGGGCCGTTGGCTCACCTTTGTTTCAGAAATTTAATCCTTGGACTCTTTGGGTAGAGAATCCTAGGGTTAGGGAAAAGATGGCATACTATAACTTGCTACGTTGCAAGTTGCACGTGAAAGTAGTTATTTCCGGTACTGGGTTCCATTATGGGCGTGCGTTGTTAGGTTACAACCCTTGGTCTGTAACCGATCAGCTCACGGTCACTAGGAATTTTTTGGAGGTGGATATGGTGCAACTGTCACAAAAACCTAATATTTTCTTGAATCCTACATTAAATCAAGGTGGAGAGATGGTACTGCCATTTTTCTATAATCACAATTATGTGAGTTTGCCTGAGTTGGAATATAGAGATCTGGGTGAGATGTATCTCAAGTCATTTCAAGATTTGGCACATGCCAATGGAGGAGATGATCCTGTGCACATTACAGTTTATGCATGGGCCGAAGATGTCACTTTGACTGTGCCAACTTCTACGTATGTAGCACAGTCTGGTAAAAGATTAACTGCGGGGGATGAATATGGTAAAGGCATTGTGTCATCTACTGCTTCAGCAATAGCTGAGGCAGCAGGTTCCTTAGCTGAAGCACCTATTATAGGACCATATGCGCGTGCTACAGAAGTGTGTGCTAGGGCTGGTGCGGATGTTGCAAGACATTTTGGCTATAGTCGGCCTCCTGTTATCACGGATGAAGTTTTGATTAAACCGTTGTTGGCCGGGAATTTGGCTAATACGGATGCAGCTGATGCTGTATCTAAATTAACTCTTGATTCAAAACAGGAGTTGACAATTGATTCTCGCACTGTTGGTCTAGATGGAAAAGATCAAATGGACCTTAAATCCATTGTTGCCAGGCAATCCTATCTGACTCAATTCACTTGGGACCCCGCAACGGTTGTTGATACGCTGTTGTGGAATTCCAGAGTCGGACCTGCCTTGTGGCGACAAAATGCGGATGAATTACATCCAACACCTATGTCTATGATTGCCTCTTTGTTTGAGCGATGGCAGGGTACAATTAAGTTCAGGTTTCAAGTTGTAAAGTCTTCCTTTCATAAGGGTAGGCTTTTAATACGATGGGATCCTCATGCTTTGATAGGTGGTGTGCAGTATAATACTGTGTATTCACGTGTTATAGATATTGCTGAGGAGGATGATTTTGAGGTTGAAGTAGGTTGGGGTCAATCTGCACCTTTCTTGAGGTCAGCGCCTATTACCAAAGCAGGTAGTCCACCTTTTAGTACTTCGACTCTTTTGGCTGACACTTCGGGTGAATGGAACGGTGTTCTAGATGTAGTAGTTCTAAACTCTCTAGTTTCACCAAGTGCAGATTCTTCAATTAAAGTAAATGTTTTTGTATCTATGTGTGATGATGCCAAATTTGGTGGACCTACTTCTGAAGGTATTAAGAACTTAAGTCTTTTTCCAGGAGATGCACTTGCCCCACAATCAGGTTATAGGCCGCAGAGTGGAGAGATTCTGGCAGACCCTGTTTCGGAGGATACCGATAAACCAGGAGAAACACATGCGGTTACTGCGATAGCACCCACTATGTCCGTCACGGACAGGCAGATGCAAGTATTTTTTGGTGAGAGTCCCAAGTCTCTACGAGAGCTTTTTAGACGTTACTGTTTCACTCAAATGTATAGTCAAGAGTGTGATAGTACCAATTTAACACATTGGAAACTTGTCACATATGCTCTTCCGGATAATTATGGTTGGGATCCGAATGGATCCTCAACTTATACTACTGCATCTGGTGCTAATCCTGCTACATTGGTGCAACAAACACCTTTAGGTTTTATGATGGGATGTTATGCAGGTTGGAGAGGTAGTTTACGCAAGAAATTAGCGTGTGTTGGAGATTTGAGATGGCCTATTGTATGTAGGTCAGGTTTTGATGCTGTAGAGAATACACTTACCTCTGTGGGTACTTCTGCAGCAGTTATCGTGCCGTATATAAGTAGGAATTACGGTATGGAGGGATTTAATGGACAAGCAATTCAAGATGTTAATAATGTCGGAACGTTGGAAGTTGAATGCCCTTATTATATTGGGAAGAGGATGTCCACTGCTCGAACACCAACGTATTCTTTCAACAATGGTTGTGAGAATATTAAGTTTGAGACTTTCCTCAAGACTAGTGGAAGTGCTGTGAATGGAGCAGCACGAGTGTTAGAGTTTTGTGCCACTGGTGAAGATTTCAGTTTGTTTTTCTTTACCGGTTGTCCGATTCTTTATGAATATGCACTCAATTAATTTTCATTTTTAATTACATAATTTATATGAAGGGGCGCCTTTTATTTATACGCAAGGGACCGGGATCCTTAAATCCCATTTAGTCAGACGTGTGCCCGTCTGAGCGGCTTTTATTTTAGAGGTCGTTGTCAGGAGAATTTTTCTCTGCGAATATTGGTTATTAACCATCGGTTTTTATTTTGCAGAGATTAATTTTTCTGCAGGAGTTTTTAACGATGGTCACAATTTCTTATATTTGCACTGACATATGTATATATGGCTTCGGGTTAACCAATCCCGTGTAGGCCCATTTGTTCTTTTGTTGGTCACTTACG